AATCAGCCCGAAGGTGGTCCACGCAAGAAGTCATTCTGCGCCCGGATGTCAGGGATGAAGGCCAAACTTACCAGCGAGAAGACGGCTAAAGATCCGAACTCTCGTATCAATAAAAGCCTGAGGGCGTGGAACTGTTAACATGAAACACGAAATTTCTGAGGGCACAAAACATGCTGTTGACGCCCTATCAGTCGTTACAGTGGTTGGCACGCTCATGGAATTTTTACCTGCTGTTGCAGCGATCTTTACCATTGTATGGACCGGGATTCGCATCTGGGAAACCGACACGATCAAATCGTGGACCGGGAGAAAGTAGTGCCGGTTCAGTCCGAGAAACAGCGGCGTCTAATGTACGCTGCACTGAAAGATCCCAAGGGCACAGGCATCCCCCGTAGCGTTGCCGAGAAGTTTGTCGGGCCAAAAGCCCATAAGGAGTCCAAAATGAAGAAACCGATGCCTGCCTTCATGATGAAGGACAAGAAGGAAAAGATGCCTGCCAAGAAGATGCCCGCTAAAGGCTACGCCAAGGGCGGCGGCATTGAGTCCAAGGGTAAGACCAAGGGTAAGACTGTCAAGATGGCAATGGGCGGCAAAGCCTGCTGAGGAGAGAAAAATGTTTGGAAGAAACTCAAGGTTTCGTGGGAAAGCACCACAAAAGCCTGTTGTGGAAAATGTTCCATCAGTGCCAAATAGCCAAGTACCGTTTACACAAGCACAGCTTAACGAACAAGCAAAATTTGCGTCAGCCACGCCAAAAATGGGTGGCCCTAACCAGCTCGCAATGTTGTCTTCTGGGCTCGGAAGCAATCCTATGCCCCCTGCGGGTGGCCCTAACCAGCGCGGAATGATGGGGTCTGGGCTCGGAAGCAACCCGGCTGGCGGTCCCCAGCGCGGAATGTCGTTTTCTGGGCTTGCACTTAACCCGGCTGGCGGTCCCGTACAGCGCGGAATGGGAATGACGGGGTCTGGTTTTGCAAAAGGCGGATCAGTAGGTAGCAAGGCTTCTAAGCGTGCTGACGGTTGTGCCCAGCGTGGCAAAACCAAAGGGCGGTTCGTATGAAAGCACGCAAGTACGCTTTTGGGGGCGATATCAATGCATCGTTTGATCAAACGCCGCCCAATACGTATCCTTTTGCTTCATCCCCAACTAACAATGTTGGTACGCAACCTAACGATTTGCAGCAAAACGTAGCAACTACGCTAGGTGCTTTTCAAAAAGGTGGCAAGGTCAAAGGCTACGCCAAAGGCGGCTCTGTCAAGGGTAGCGGCTGCGAACAGCGCGGCCTGCGTAAGTGCAAGGTGGTGTGAGATGGCAAGATACGTCGAACCAAGTAGATGGAATGAAACAGCACGCACTCAAGCAGAACGTGCTGAAAAATTGCGCAACGACGTTGAATCAACGTCTTCTCCCAGCGCTCGTATTTGGCAAACCATGAATTATTTGGGGGGAAAGAAAAAGGGCAAAGCCAGTGATGAAGCCATCCGACATATTGAGAATATGAAGGAGTCAATGGCAGAAGATGCGGAGCAGCAAGTTGCCGATCAGTACCCCAAGGGAACACGATACGCAGGTCGTTTGTCGCGTAACCGCGCAGGATACGGTAAGCCTGTAGACCTACCAGCAGAAGGCAAGGCCCAAGGCGGCAAAGTCAAAGGCTACGCCTCTGGCGGCAAAGTTCGTGGCGGTGGTTGTGAGCGGCAGGGAAAGACTAGGGGAAAATTTGTATGAGGCCGAGCCGTGGCATGGGTGACATTCGACCCGAACTGAAGAAGCGCCGTGACAACACTGACTTCCTTCAGGGTGGAAAACGCCATGCCCGCAGGGACAACACTGACTTTGCCGAGTACGCCGAGGGTGGTGGGCTCTATGCCAACATCAACGCCAAGCGCAAGCGGATTGCCGCTGGATCGGGTGAAACCATGCGCAAGCCGGGTTCTCCCGGCGCTCCTACTGCCAAAGCCTTCAAGCGTTCTGCGCTGACAGCGAAGTAAGCCATGACTACTTCAGGAACCGCATCGTTCAATATGGATTTGAACGACATTGCCGAAGAAGCGTGGAGTCGCTGCGGATCAGAAATTAGAACAGGTTGGGATTTGCGTACTACACGCATGTCGTTAAATTTGTTGCTTACGTCATGGGCGAACATGGGCGTGAACATGTGGTGCATCGAACAAGGCTCACAAGTCTTGACCGCTGGCACCAATACCTACACGCTGCCCGCCGATACGGTGGATCTGATTGAGCATGTCATTCGCACGGGCGCGGGTAATGTCTCCACGCAGACTGACCTGACCATCACGCGCATTTCAGTTTCCACCTACTCGTCCATCCCAAACAAGCTGCAGTCTGCAAGGCCGATTCAAATCTGGATCAACCGCCAAGGCCCTGCTCCGCAGTTCACCGTGTGGCCCACGCCTGACAATTCGCAGACGTACACGCTTGTCTACTGGCGGCTTCGCAGGATTCAAGACGCTGGTGCGGGCGGGACGTACACACAAGATGTACCGTTTAGGTTTATCCCTGCTTTGGTGTCAGGACTTGCCTACTACCTGTCCATGAAGATCCCCGGTGCGATGGAGCGGATGCAGGTGCTAAAGGCGCAATATGATCAGGACTGGGATCTTGCCAGTTCCGAGGACCGCGAGAAGGCCGCTGTCCGGTTCGTCCCCAGGCAGATGTTCATTAGCTGAGGTTCGCTATGCCTGCCCCTTACGCTAAAAAACACTTTCTTGAGATGTCTGACCGTGAGCGCAAAGCGCGGCGGTTGGCGGATCTTGAGCGCCCGGGGCGCGATGCTATTGAGGGTGTGTACCCAGAAGAGTTCATTGTTCCCGCCGCCAGAGGGTTGAAAGCCGCATTAACGCCGCGTCAACCTACTCGTGCAGGGGCTTTGTACAACCAGCCAATGCCAAAAGAAGTATTGGACGTACAAAAACAGTTCCCTCCCGAGATGTTTGAACGTGCGGGCAAGTACTTACAGGCAGAACAAAAAAAGAAAGAGTACATTCAATCCGCACTTGATAAGTACGTGAGAGAAAAGAACGCCCCTGCTATGCGTGAGCAGATGCGCCAACGGCGGGCAGAAGCTCCTCGCAAAGACGCTGAACGTGCACTGGTTGATATGGTCTCTAAAGCAGAGTACAACAATATTTTTGGTCAGCCAGAGCAGGAATACAAACGCGGCGGCAAGGTTAAGTCCCATCGCGGTGACGGCATTGCGCAGCGCGGCAAGACCAAAGGCAGGTTTGTGTGAGCAATCGCTTTGCAAACGGCGCAAAGGCATTCGGCTACTGCGATGTCTGTTCTTTCCGTTTCGACCTCAAGAAGCTCAAGAATCTCACGGTAAAGACCAAGCAAACACAGATCAAAGCGTGTCCCCAATGCTGGACCCCAGATCAACCACAATTACAACTGGGTATGTACCCAGTCAGCGACCCCCAGGCCATCCGCGATCCTCGGCCTGACACGAACACTTGGTACTCATCCGGTGTGACTGCTACGGGCTCGTTCGGCGGGGGTAGCCGGGTGATTGAGTGGGGTTGGAACCCGGTGGGTGGGTCCAGAAGTTTTGATGCCGCCTTGACGCCAAATGCCTTGGCACCAAGGGGTTTAGTAGGTACAGTCACGGTCAGCACGACCTGAACACAAGGAGCCCGAAATGGCAGAGAAAGACAGCAAGGCAATGGCCGCTCTTCGCGCACATGCGAAGAAGCCTGCGAAGCAGGCGCACGGCTTCAAGAAGGGCGGTCCCACCTCTGAGGACCGTATGCGCCTGGGCAAGAACATGGCCCGCGCCATGAACCAGAAGACGGGGTGAAACATGGGCAAGATCAAGCAACTTCCTCCGGCCAAGCAGGCATACCCGCAAGGCCCGGTCAACCCGCGTGACCTGTGCGTGGTGATGGGGAACATCTCCAAGGAGTCCGCTCCGGGTCCGAAGACCACGGGCATCAAGCAGCGCGGGTCCGGTGCTGCTACGCGGGGCTTCATGTCTCGCGGGCCGATGGCGTAAAACATGCAGCAAGCTGTTGGTTACGTTTATGCCATTGAAAACACGGTGAATAACCGTTGTTACATTGGTAGTGCCACGGACTATAAAAGTCGGTGGCACACGCATCGCAGCAGCTTGCGAAGAGGCAAGCATCACTCGTTTATTCTTCAACGTGCGTGGGACAAATACGGTGAAGACGCGTTTGCGTTCAAGGTGCTTGTTATATGCACTAAAGAGCAGCGCATAGAGTACGAAAATTTGCTAATGCCGTTGCAGAGCTACAATGTACTACGCACGGCTAAAGAACAGTTGGTACGTGGCGGCTGGAAGCACACGGATGCGTTCCGCCAAAAAATGTCTGCCATTCATAAAGGCAAAAAACTTACTGACGAGCACCGGCAAAAACTTACGGAAGTAGCTAAAAACAGAGAGTATGATAGTAAACGCCGGAATAACTGCAAAGAACGCCAGTTAAAATTAATGCAGTCAAAAGAATATAAAAATCGTTTACTTGCTGCCGCAGAAAAAGGACGAAAAACAAAATCTGAGGCTTGCGCAAAACGCGCAAAGCTAGCATACGAAGCTATGCAAGCTGGTTCAACAATGAGAAACGCATGTAAACTAAATAAAATTAGTGAGCTTGCGTTCTATAAACATATAAAACAAATGGATTTGCCTCTGCTTGGACATAAAAAAAGAGAGCAAAAAACATGAATTATTTAGAACTTCGCACAGCAGTAGAGGATGCGTGTGAAAACACGTTTTCTGATACGGATTTTGCTAATCTGGTTCAGTTAAGCGAACAACGTCTCTACAACTCT